GTGTTATGCGGTCATCTTTTTTATTTACCGTAGTCACGCCGCTCGCTTCATCGTTTGCGATATAAACTTCCGCCTGCTTCTTGAGTGATCGGTTGATATTTTCTTCCGCAGGGGCAAGCTCATATCGCACAACAACGGCTTTAATCACCCTGGAAACACCCACACCTGTCGTGTAAGTAATCTCCTCGGCGAACTCGCCATCGTTTAAGAAACAACTCACGGCGTCTTTCGGCATCTGTTCTTTCAACCCCATAGACACTCCTTAATCGAGGGCCCGGGAGCGGTTAAGCCCCCGGGCTACCTCAAATGTTAAGCGTCTACTTTCATCAAATGAGCGAAATACGGATCAACGATCATCTCATCCACGTGCTGACGCACACGGAAGATGTCGCTTCTGGCCGCATCGTCACGATACTGCTCGACCGTGGCGTTCTCTGGGCTGTCCGCTGTCCAAAGGAATGTTCTTCCCATGGTCGGATCGGACAATCTCTGCCCCTCACCGATGACGGCAACCATGGCGTAATCGTCGCTCCAAATATCCGCCCCTTGGAACGATTTGCCTTCCTTGGCCGTGTTGTAAATCGCCTTCCCAACAATAATCCTCTTAACACCGAGGATGTCGGCCATGGCGTTCAAGAGTTCCGCTTCAGTCAGTCTTGCGACATACTGAATAGCGCCCTTGATCTTGTCGTTGCTTAAAAGGCGATCGATATTCGCCTTACTCAAGATGAGCGAACTAGGCTCAATCCCGCAGTTCTGTCTCACCTGCTCACGAGCGGCTCTTACCTGAGCGATTACATCACTTGAGGCGTTATCCCAAGGTGCGCTTGAGAAGTCAGTGAAAAGTTTCGATCCCGTGAAAACCGTGGTGTCGAAAACTTTTGACGCTATGCGCTTCTCTTGCGCCTGCAGGACTCGGCGTGTCACGATCTGAACGGTCGTAAGCTCGGCATCGAAATCCGTGGCGTACATTTCCCGTTCGGAATCATCCAGAGGCCCTTCCAAACCGTGTTCCTCGCAGTTGTACTGCCTGTCTTTCGCCTGAAAAGAATCCCGGTTGTAATTGCCCCGAGGAGCACGCTTGGTGTCCGCCTCACGAGTGATGCTCTCTCGTGTGATAGCCGGAAAGATGCTCGCTTTCTTTTTGGTTTGGAAAATAGGCAGAACCCTTGTCCCCACAAACTCATCTTGTGACTGGATAAACTCCAGCGCCGCTTCCCCTAACTCAAGTCTCGGTACAGCTCTTGTTCCCTGATAGTCTGGCATTTTTAATTCCTCCTTTTATTAAGCAAACAGCCCTTCAATAACTTCGCCATCGCTTGTTGACGCTTCCAGCGCTTTTCCAATGATAGAACCACTCACGACTGCGCTGACCTTGCCGTCATTGGCTCCGTAAAAATTAACACCCGCTCCGATCACCCCAGCGGCGACCATCTTGAACGTCCTGCCAGTGGTCTTTAAATCCACGCTGATATGTTCGCCCTGTGCCGCTTTGGCCGCAGTGATCCCAATGCAAGCCTCACCTGCGTCAGCGTACTCAACCTGCGAGCCGCTCCCGGCGCTCAACTTTACCCGGCGGTACGCTTCCAAATCCTCGCCCGCCACAAACGCTTTTGAACCGATATTAAATTGAGACATTTTCTACCTCCTCCTTTATGGTTATTGCCTTTTATCCGCTGTCGCTTTAAGAGCTTCTGTCATGCCGCACCCGTGTTCTTTCTGGTACTGCCGAGCACGCTCCAAATGCGTCGTTTTCTTTTTGGATACTTCCTCGCCATCAGCCCCGACAACCGGCGCTGATGCTTTCTCGATGTCATCAAGCCGTTTCTGCTGGAACTTCACGACCGACTGATCAAGACTGAGCCCCTTCTCAACCGACTCCAAAGCCAAAGCGCTCATCCCCTGAAACGATTCAGCTTTCTTAAGAATTGACACTGTCCTCAGACGTTCGTCTTGAACGCCAGCGTCAAATCCTTCCTTGAGCACCGCCTCAAAGATGTCTTTCCTTTCCTCTTTCAGCTTTTGCACTGTTAACTGATCCATATTCGATTCCTCCTGTTTACTTTTATGTTCCGGTTCTTTGTTCAAACGATATCTATTCAAAAACCCGATGGTTTTCTCTACCGCATCAGGATTGTTAAGGAATTTATCTAAGAACGCCGTCATCTCCACTGAAGGTCGCACGCTCTCAGAGAAAAACGGCATGCCGAAAAGACCGTTGTTCGCCGCCGGATCATCCACCACATCAACCGAGAAAAGGTTTGTGACACGAATGAACGGCGGTAGTTCGTTGCCATTAGCGTCCAAACCTTCTCGCTTCTCCTCCTCCCAATAAATCACCATTGATGCGCCAAACATCTCCGGATCGCTCTCGGCGAGGTTAAGTACATATCCAGCGAGATCTCCATCCGGCGTGTCAAAAGCCGTTTTATCAATATGAAGATCAGCCCTGACGATATCCCCATCACGCCTGAAGTTCCTCACCCTGCCCAAGAACGTGCCGAGTGCGGTACTACTCATGTTGGGATGACCAAATCTTGATTTGATTCCCGCTTTCGCCTTGTTACCAAACTCAACGACTGAATCCAGAGCGATGTCGTCAAACTCTCCCCGGCTGTCCTTCGTCACGCCTTTCGTGACAACAGCGAATCCGTTAATGACAGACGCCTCTCGATCAATCCTGACCTTGCCGGAACGAGCGACATCAGCACGAAATAAATCTTTTCTCATTTATTCCTCACCTCCACGATCAGCGTCTGCGCTGTTTGCATCTGCGCTCTTACCATCAACAGAATCTGGCTTCTTATTGATCTCGAGCCCGAGTTCCTTGATTTTTTCTTGCTCTCTTTTTCTTTGCTCAAAACACTCCTCCCAATCTTTGCCCTGCGCCGAATACAGATCCGAATAGGTGATGATTCCGTTACGAATTCCCACCTCAGCCGCTTGGGCTTCTTTAAGCGGATCAACCCATTCCCAACCCGGTGTGATCCACGATGCGTTGACCCAGTATTGTTTATTTTCGTAAAAAGAAATCGTCCCTAACTCGCCCCTGAGATACGCTTCTTCCAAGACCATTTCCCAAACTGGCTGACAAAGTTTGCGGGCGAGCCATTCCTGTCTAACCTTGAAATACCTGCGTGCCTCAAGAAGTGCCGCACGTGCGCTTGAATAGTTCGTCTTGGAAAAATCCTTTGCGACCAGTTCATAAGGCAAACCCAACGCCGCTGAGATAGCCCTAAGCATTTTTTCCACGAACGGCTCAAATGTCGCTGAGGGTCGCTGGGGATTAAACGACGTTATAGATTCCCCCGGAAGTAGGTGTCTTATCATGCCCGGCTCCAATGACTCCAAATATTGCCCTTGAAAGTTGCGGTCATAGCCGGTGTTAAGATCCATTGACGCTTCCGAGGTGATAAATATCGAAAAACACGCCGCAATGCGAGCGGCCACAAGCTCCGCCTCGGCGTATTCCGCTAAATCCTTGAAATACGTAAGCACTGGCGAGAAGAACGGAACGCCACGAGTCTGTCCTGACCTCTGAACCGGAAACAAATGAAACACGTTCGGTCTGCCTAACTCATTACGGGCTGGAATCTCGATAAATTCTCGATCTTCCGCCTTCGTGAATCGATAGTCACCCGGATGTGTTTTTTGAATAAAGTAGGAAAGCGGCTCGCCATTCTCCCCAACCCTAACTCCCGCTCTTACGGTCTTGTCGCCACGTTTATCAGGAGGCGTAGCCAACCTGTCCGACTCTATAACCTGCAGGGCGAGAGAATATGGACGGTTCTTGTCTTTGAGCATGACCGGAATAACGATCGCCTCGCCGTTTTCAAGAATCTGCCTGTCAACCAACTGCTGGATCTCGTAAAAGTCCATGCGGTTGCCTGCGTCAGCGTATGGAAGCCATAACTTCCATGACCGTTCAGCGTTTTTCTGAAACTTATCCACTTTGCTGTCAGCGATCCCAAGAGCCTCTTTATCAACCCTGCTCTGCGGCCGGATACCAGTGCCGACGATATTCGTTGTCATGGTGTTCGTAATCCCAGAAGCGTGAGCGTCATTGCGGTTTAAGTCACGACTCCGCTCTCTCAAATCCGGCAAGTCTGGAATAATATCCTGATCAGCCGAACCCCCGCCCGGGATCCATGACGAACGGAGACGGTTCTTTTCAGCCCCACGATAAGACCCGAACTTCTCGGATAACTTAATCGCCTCACGAAACATGCGCCGCTTTAAGCCCGCTTTCGGAGAGAAGAAACCGACTACCCCGTCCAATCCATTCGCTAATTTTTCTTTTATGTTCATACCGGATTCTCAAACTTTGCGTATGACGTGCGAGAACTGCCTGCGGCGATTTCCTGCCGCAACGTATCCCGCAGTTTTATAAGTTCCGCCAATGTTATGTATTGCAAATTGCGGCCGCCGATCGAATACGACTGCACGGCTCCGCCAGTCATCCGTGCGTTAATCGCCGTCTCTACGTTCTCAAGCATTTCCTGTTTTGTTGGTGCGCTCATAATTTCCCTCGTGACCCAATAAAAAAACCCGACTCCCCCTTGCGCAAGGAATCGGGTTTTTATTTCTTATTGGGTGCGGCGGCAGTGATCAGCTGTCCCGCTTTTAATTTTCTACTCTAATATTACCTGAACCATTTCTTTTGACAATGGGGTCGTTACCAAGATTTGGAATAAATCATTTCTCACTTTTCAGCCTCCTCAACACTCTTGAAACACGTTTCGCAATCTCTGCACCTGTGATACCGAATCGGCAATCGACTTGCATAGCAAGTAATATTTTTGCTTTTACATTTGGGGCATTTAATTGGGACATATCGAACTCCGTAATCCAAATTTTGATCAAATGGTCGCCCCTTCGGTTTCTCTTGCGAATGGGAAATTCCACTCGGCGGTAACCAGTTTGATTTCTTTTCAATCCATCGCCCCATTAAATCCACGCCCCTTCTCGTTTCCGAATCCAGCTGGAACGGCTGTGTTCCTGCCTTATATCTTTATGAACTGTGCGCTCGTCTCTGCGAAGATTAAGCGCACGGATTATGTCAGCGGCGGCGATAGCGTAAACCTCCGCATCAAGATAATGATTCGCAACCGAGGAGCGTTTTTTCTGCCAAACTTCCTTCGCCTTGCCGGTGTTTCTATTCCTTACCAAAACCTTATGCTCGGACGTGAATTGCGAAAGATAGTCATCGGAAGGATTTTTGAACAGATGCCACTTCGCCGGATCCTTGCTCGCCACAAGACGGCTGATCTTATCTTTGTACTGCGTGACATTGAGATTCCACAACACCAGACCGTTTTTGATAATGCTTCCCGTGCGTGAATTGATATCAATCTTTGACGCACGATAAAACCTGCCGTCTGTTAATTCTTCTTGCCCCTTGATCGCTTTCGCACGATCGTGCCACTGCCTGCAAAAGTGATACACCTCATCAGTCCTGAACCCCGAGTCAACGCAAGTCATATAAACTGGAAGCGTCTCGTCTCCTGAATATTTTCGATACTCGGTCTTAAACAACACCTCGACTAAATCATCCCAGTATTCCAGCGATCCGCACCGCACAAGCCACGACTGCTCCTCATAACCCCAGCCACGAATGACGTAATAAAAATGATCTTTCTGAACGTCAACGCCCGCCGTTAAAACAACCGCCTCATCAGGAACGATTCCCTCCGTATACTCGCAGGCGTGCGCCTTAATCCGGTCAACCGTGGTCTCCTCAATCTTTTCCTCCCATACTTCAGCGAGCCACGAATTGACAAAGTTCATCAATAGCTCAATAAAATCCTTTGATTTCAGAAATTCGGCGGCGATATCGCTCCAATTAAGCCATGGCGAATAAAGAGAATTGATCCAAAAACCTCTATGTTTGCTCTTTACTCCCTCACCCCAAATCTCGCCTTGCTCGTTTATCTCACAATCTCTCGGTACCCACTTCCCATGACCGAGCATCTGTTGTTTCTGATAATCATCAATCCGTTTCTTGCAGTGCTCGCACTCGTACCACGCCAACCGCTCGTTCCTAATCTTCTCCGCAGATCGTTCATTCTCCGGCCATTTAATCTGACCAAACACAAGTATCTGATACCCGCCACAATGCGGGCATGGCACGAAAAACCTGCGCTGATCTGATTTTTCAAACTCCCGGTAGATATACCCGTCCCGAGTAGTAGGCGTTGAAACTTTAACGGTCTTTTTATTCCAAAATGTTTTCTGCCGCTCTGTCGCCAGCTTAATCGGATCCGCCTCACGTCCTGAGAATCTCGGGTATTTATCAATCTCGTCTAAAAACAAATAACGAATCGGTCTTGAAGCCAAATCCGCCGGACTATTCGACCCGGCGAAGAAAAGAATCATCCGATCAAAACGATATTCCAGCTTTGTCATGTCGTCGGCGTTCAGCGGCATGCGATTGCGAAGAACCGGCGATCCATGAATCATGGGAAGCACACGATTATACGAAACGCTCTTTGCGTCGTTTTCTCTCGGCAAAACAACCAGCGTGGGGCCCGGGTCCTGATCAATAACGTAACCCAGCATATTGAACATGCCCTCGGTCTTTCCGACCTGAGACGCCGCCATGACCGTGATCTCCTCAACATACGGATCCGTGAAAGCGTCCATGACACCCTGCAGATACGGCGTGCGGATAGTTTTCCACCTGCCCGGCTCCGCTGACGTTACCGGATTAAGATAACGGTACTGATCCGCCCACTGACTGACCGTTATTTTCGCCGGACGCTTCCACGACTGCTGTTCCGCCTGCGTCCATATTTCCCTGTCTTGTTTCAGTGTTCTCATTTGTTACTCCAGCAAACTCATCAATAATTTCTGATATCGCCTCATAAAGAACGACCTCAATTTCTCTCGGTTCCTGCATTGACAGAACCGGGGCGAGTCTTGTCGGCAACGCCAAGAACGCACGTTTAACCGCCATGACCCTCGCTATTCGCCCCCGTTCCACTTCCTCGCTTGAGACAAGCTCGTTCTGCACCTTCTTCAACTCAAGCTCAAGAAGCGTCGCTTTATACTTCCTGATCTTTTCTTCCCAGTAAGCCTTGCCCTCTCCATCGCCGGTTTTTTCTCGTTCCTCAAACCAGACCCTGATACGCTCAAGATCATAAAAACCGTCCTTGGTGACCGGCATACCCTCATTGCGCCACCGGTAAACCGTACGCTCCGACACGTCCATGAACTGCGCCACTTCATCTGCGCTCTTGACGATGGTCGGCTCCTGCGGCTCTTTCTCAAATTCCTCAAGCTCTTTAATCTCGATCTTTGTGAGCGGCGTGCCGCTATGCAATTTCTCGATCAAATGCAGGTTGCGTTTCTTCCGAGCGATGTCCGCCAAATTCTGTTTCGGTTTTACTTCTTCCATTACGCTCTCACCGCTTTCTTGCCGGTATATTCTTCCCAACGTTTAACAGCCACATCGACAAAAAACGGCTCAAGCTCCATGGCAAAACACCTGCGATTCACCCTCTCTGCGGCGATGATCTGCGAACCCGATCCGCAAAACGGCTCAAAACAGATATTCCCCACCTGCGTATGCACCCGCATGGGTATTGCGAACACCTCGGTCGGTTTTACCGTGGGGTGTTCAGCGATTGTGCTTCCCCGTTTCTTGCCTTCCCAATCAAGTTCCCAAACATCGGTGTGATATTCCGGTGTTGTGGGATCACCCGAGCGTACGAAATCAATCGACCAAACGCTTCCGATAGACTTGTCCTTCGGCCGGTAAGGCGGCTTCTGTCCCTTAACCCACATTAAAAGACACGGCTCATGCCGCCATGAGTAAAACGAGTAAGTCAATATGACGCACGGCTTCACCCAAATAATCTGTTGATGAATGAGAATATTTAATTCCTGACACACGCACTCAATCTCGCTTCTGCGCTTCGATGCGTGCCAGAGATACAACGCCGTATGCGGTTTGATAAATTTCAAAGCGACCGAATAAAAACTTCTCATGAACGCTGATGCGTCCGGAATATCAATCTCGTGGTAAACATTCGACCAATCCCTGCCGCCATTGGGTCTATCCTTACCGGTGTAATCAACACAATATGGCGGGTCCGTAGCCAGCAAATCCGCCTGCTGTCCGTCCATTAACCGGGCGACATCTTCTTCTTTGGTGCTATCGCCGCATAACAACCGATGATCCCCAAGAATCCATAAATCCCCGGGCTTAGTGATAAGCTCCTTTGGCGGTTCGGGTAAGTCATCAGGGAGCGTTTTGCCAATGCCTTTATTCTCCTGCTCAAACTCTCGCACCTGATCCCTGAGCTCCTGCATACGCAAAGCAAGATATGCGTCACCGTTCTCCGTGCGCAATTTCTCAAGAAGCGGGATAATCGCCGCTGTCCACTGCCCGGTTATCTCTTGAGAGTTGAGCGTCACGTTCATAGCCATTTCGGCTATCTCGTCCACATCAACCATGATGACCCGGACTTTATCAACGCCCGCTTCCTGCAAAATCTTGTACCGCTGATGCCCTGAGATGATTCTCATATTGCGACGATTCACAACCAAGAGATCCACCATCCCGAACCGCTCAAGCGACTGCCGAAGTCCCGCTAACGCCTCATCCGAAATCTCTCTCGGGTTATACGGAGCCGGTTTAAGCTCTGACACACTGACATCGCAAATGTCAGGATTGACATTAATGTTTGCCATCGAAATTCCTCCTTATTTGCCCATTTCTAAACGAATTCCCCCATGAAATGCGCCTTTTTGAGCTTCTTTTGACCATTTTGACCGCCATCTTTTGACCCCACTGACACTGACACGCATTTTTGATTTTTGTATCACTCACAAAATGCGCCTCGCCCGACCCTCGCCCAAGCCGCCCCCCGAAGGACCCGTAAAAATTCTTGCCTAAAACGTCACGCATATCGTCAGCACTCCAGCGGCCATCCAATAAACTGCGTGCCGCACATCCCCGCCACAGGCATACACAACACCTGCGGCGAAATCTAAAACGATTAATATAATCGGGAATAATTTCTCCATCGCTTCTTCTTCCTCTTGCTTTGTTCTTCAGCTTGTTTTCTTTTCTTCTCCTCGTCTTCCAGAACAATTGTTCCTTCAAACAAATCCACGGCGTACTTAACCTTGCTCCAGTAGTCCTTCTCCTCATCGGTAAACGTCGCCCATAAAGCGTCCATGGGCTCGACTACCCGCTTATTAAATTCTTCTTTATCCTTTTCCCGGGCTGTCCCCTCCTGAATCTTCTGATTCAACCAGCGTGATCCATCAACAAACTTCTTATATAGGCGTTTGAATTCCTCATGCTTGTCCATAACAACTCCAGTGAAGCAGTGAAGCAAGTGAAGGGTTTTTCCCTAATTGCTTATACGCATATAAAAAAATGATGTTTTCTACACGAGTTATGGCAAAATGCTTCACTTGCTTCACTCCATCACTAGCCAAAATTAGAAACCGCTTATAAGTCAAAGACTTATGGCAGTGACAAAACATGCCCGAGTGAAGCAATTTAGTACGGTCTGCCATTTTCGCTCCCTTCGCACCCGCTCACCCGGATGCCCTTCCAGAAAAACCTGCCCTTCTGTTCTCCAGCCGTTCGCCTTTCTTTCTTGTATCCGTGCTTCTCCAAATAATCGTTGAACTCCTTCTTCTTCATGTAAAAGTCCGAGTTTTCCTTAAAAGCCGCATACAGATCAGAAACTGAAACCTCCGCCCATTCATCAAGCTCGCAGAACTCGTCCAAAAACGCTCCCACGCCATCCTCCGCCGATTTGTACTCCTGCGTTGCGCTCATGACAATATCCGGCGGCTTCATGCCTTCTTCCTGCATCCGCAAGAAGCCTCTGACCGCCCAAGCCAATATCCCGGGCAACTCCGGAAGCAAAAACTTATCCCCAAAGTTCTCAATCCGATGTTCACCCTCAAATTTATGGTCAAACGGAATCAAACGAATACGCCGCCAAATGCCGTCATCCGTTCCCCTGATCGTGGGCTTGTAATTTGTGGAAAGGAATATCTTGCCGGTGGGCTTAAACTCGAAGAACTCCTGCCGCAAGAATCGAGCTGATATCGGCTCTTCGCTTGTGAACCGCTTGACCAAGGCTTCATCAAGAAGCTTTGATCGCTCAAGCTCCGATGAAATAATGAACCGTGCGCCTTTTAATCGTGCGACATCATTGGGAATCTCGTTACCACGTTTCGCTATAAGCGTTGAGGTGGGCGTTATTGCGGCGTAACTGCCAAGAATCTTATAGAACGTCTCAACAAAAGTTGACTTACCATTCGCACCGTCACCATGCAGAATAAAAAATATCTGTTGCGACACATCTCCCGTGAGCCCGTACCCCACCGCTTTCTGAATAAACGTGATGAGGTTTTCATTGCCCTGAAAAATCGTGTTTAAGAATTTAATCCACTCCGGGCATTTGGCGCTGGAATCATAATGCGTGTTGCAGATCTTCGTTAAAAGCAGATCCGGACTGTGCGGAATCAGCTTGCCTGTCTTTAACTGAACGACTCCATTCTGACAATTGAGTAAATACGGGTCAGCGTCAAAATCATCAGAACGGACTGACATCTTCGGCCAGCTTCGTGCGACATTCGCCATCGCTTTGAGTTTTGTCTCATTACCCGATGAGCGAATATGTTTAAGAAATGACTGTTGCCCGTCCTCATCCATGTCATGTAAATACTCATGAAACGTCCCGACAGTTTCCCGAGCGAGAGCTGTTATCGAATGAATTTCATCAGCAACCCACGCCTTTTTATTCCACACATGCCAGCCTCCAAGATGATCACAATTTCTGATTAAGCCAGCGTGCCGCTCGACAAGCCTCTTGGCGTTCCACTCGTCATTCCACAATCCGGCCGGAACAGCGATGCCTCCTTGCTTCTGAATCTTGAATCCAT